CCCGCCGCAGAGGTGTCAACAGTAATGGCTCCAAGACCAGACACCGTGCTGCTGAATGTAGCAATCCCATTGGCTTCGTCTGCATTCGTTTCCAAATACTCAACAATCACCACGCTGCCAGCAGCAGGCTGCAATCCCAAGAAGTTGTCTCCAAAAAACAGTTCGTACATTCCTGTTTCGCGCTCTTGCAAGAAATACACTTTGGAAGTCGGTGTCAAATCAATATACGAATCCGCGTATGTCCAAACATTTTCAATGCCTGTGTTGTCCGCAGCGGATGCCTTGACACGCACCTTGATTGTGCTTGTGTCGATCTTGTCGTTGGGAATAAGCAGAACCGATCCCGTCTTCTTTGTGGGATCGTACACATAACTCATGCGGCGCAGAGTGCCTTCGTATACTTCAATAGATGAAAACTTTGGATCCGCTGCATCGGTTATATTTGCGTAAACCGTGTCAAGCAGGATAAAACGGTACTGCCCACCTGCGGAATTAACTCCTGTGAACTCTGTGCCCCGAGACAGATAGGTGGTTTCGGTTGAGCCAGCAGCCTTAACAGTCAGCACTGCCTTTGCAGCGCGGCGGGAAGAAGGTACATAGCCCAATGCTTTAGCATGAGAAACAACGGATGGACGCAGAACTGCGCTGTCCAAGAACATCTCGTTGGCAACCATGTTTGTGTGGAAAGCCTGATAGTGGGTGTTGTACGCCAGTACATCCAACACGGTGCTGAGAACCGAGCCGTCAAAGTTGTAGTCCTTCAGGGTGTCCTGCGACTGCAAGAAGGTCTGTAGCGAAGCCTTTGCTTCGTCAAAGTCCAGACCCACAATGTTGAAACTATTTGAATTCGACATCAGCGCACCCTTTCTAGGACAACCGAGATTCTATCTCTCTTGCCAACGGTTTGTATGGCGTATTCCACAACAACCGTGTAGTAGTTTTCGTCTGGACTTGCCACCACATCAACCAGTACCTGACCAACGCGAGGCTCGTGGTTGCTGATGGTATACAGAATTCGATCACGAATCTCCATTGTGGTGATGGCATCAATGGGTTCAAACAGCAGAGCGCGCAGCGATCCACCAATGGTGGGCTGAAACAGCCGCTCACCAAAAGCCGTGGACAGCAGATTTCGCACCGAGGTACGCACAGCCAAATCGTCCTTCAGGGTGAGAAGATCACCCGTCTTGGGATTCTTTGTGAGTGTGGGATCTATATCCGTGAATATAGGTTTCCCGCTGCCTGTGATCTGTAGTGCCATTACTTGAGTTCCGCTTTGTACGAAAGGTGGGTGTTTATGTTGTGAACGCTGTCAGCAATCACCTGTTCCAAAGTGGACTGCTGTATTCCTTCTGCTTCAATCTCGTCTAGTTGATCAACCATACACCAGTGGCAACACAAGAAACCAAGAGGAGTCAGTCCGTCCATGCATCGCAAAGGAGTAATACTGAAGTACTCCACGCTATTTATCTCAAGTCCAGAACGGAATGCTGACGGCGGCAGGCTGCTCACCGATATAATCTTGCTAGCCGTTTCATCCATGATACGGATCACATCCACATACCGAGTCAGCAGCACATCTTGCGATTCAAGAATCATGCTTGTGGTTCCTGATACGCACGATTCATGGGTCACCGAGAATCGCTTGATGGAGGTTCCGTCTGCAAACGAGCCGCCGTTGTGAAACTGAAAGACAAGGCAGCGAGAAGCACGAACGGTAACCCGAAGTTCGGTGAGCAGTTCATGGATCTGACTGTGCCGCTGTATGAACTTCTGCTCTTTGAACTGTATGGGGCTTTTGATCGTGATGCGTTTCTTTCGGAAAGCACCAACCACACCAATAGCCAATCCAACGGCAAAAACTCCAACCGCTTCGCCAACGGATTGCAGGTTGTCCCTGATTGTTGTGAAATATTCAGATACGCTGCTCATCGAATGCTCGTGCCTCCTCCTGCACCGCCAAAACCCGCATTACTGACAGTATTCAAAAATTCAGAACTAACCAAACTACCATTCAGTGTTGCACCCAACTTAAAACAGGGATCTGTGCTTGCCTGATTAACCAGATTTGCGAGAGAATTGATGCTTGTGTATTTTGCAATGAAAGCCGCTGCCTTCTGCTGCATTGCATTCGATTCTGCCATTATCTTGTTGAGTGCATTGTTGGCTTCATCCATTTTTCCAAAAACATCATTCAATCCAGCCTGTAGATCGCTTACCATATTGGCGGTAGCGGTTCCCAAACCATCTCCGTATTTGTCTAGTATCGTCTGCAAATTGATGTTTGCATTGACTGCGTAATCAATCGAGAACTGTCCATTGTTGTTCACCACATTCAGTCCAACATTGATATCAAGACCTTCAATACCAAGAGCGCAGTTCAATTCTGCAAATAGACTCAAAGAACTAATGATACTGGTTAGATTTCGAGGATTTGTAAACCGATTGCATTCATTCTCAAAAGCGTTTACTATACCAGTTTGTTTGGTGATGGAAGCCTGCATCTTCTGCAAAGATGGAAGAGCGGTAAACAGAACATTCTGCACACCACCTGGACCAGTAACATTTGCGGCTGCAATCAAATTTTCAATACGCCTGCTATTTGCTCCACCCAGTTGTCGTGCAATACCAATAGCCGCTGCGTTGGGATTCTTCAGCATATCTTTGGTAAGCCCAAAGTTAAGAACACCTTTTTGACCTTCTGTCAGTTTCTGCTTGCATGGACACGGTTGATCTGCCATTGTTTACCCCACAAAAAAAGTACTTGAACTTACAGGTTGGTCGCCGCAACTAGCCTTGCTCATAATCGTGCAGACAGGAATGCCACCAATCACAAAATTTGGATTTCCCTCTACCATCACGGCATTATCGTGTTCGTTTATGCCGTGATCTTCTACGGGATTTCCTTCAACGGAAACAGGAAAACCATCAACGAAAAAGTAGGGGTTTCCTTCTAGAATGATTCCCCCTGCTGTATCTAGATTGGCTAGGCAAACCTGAGAACCAGCCATTAGAACTGCCCTCCGTCAATGTTGTCATTGGGAGACGGGTCAATGTAATACGACAACAGGTCAAAGCCTGAAGCCGCGTCTTCGGGAAGATAGCCTGATGTCTGCGTGATTCCGCACACATAGAACTTGCCGTCCCGCTTGACCACATCACCGTACACATAAACCGCGTACTGCGATGTGCCTTCAACATACTTTCGGTGAAAGCCGCGATACAGCATCAGCCACCACCCTTCACATCAACGCGCTTGGGCTTGAGTACTGCCTCACCTGAATTCACTTCAATGCGCTTGCCCTGCTGCATCACCATGATATTGCTGTCCGTGATGAACGAAATGGTGCGCCCTGAGAATCCGATGTCGCCGTCTGCGTAGAATTCAATGGTCTTGCCTGAAGCCTTCAGACTGCCCTCAATCTGAAGATTCACATCGCTGCTTGCGAGAATATTGGTGTCGCCGTTGATCTGAATATTTCCACCGCCGTTGATGGTCAGGTTGATGGCTCCATCCAACACCAAATTGAGTCCTTCGCTGCCTTTAATGTACACCTTCTTGTTGCCGTGGACAATCTCATAGTCATCGCCCATGATGCGCTGCACCCGAGTGCCGTCAGGATTCTGTGTCCATCCATTGCCCACTTCCGTAAATGTGCCTGAGTTGTGGAACTGATGAATTCGCTCCGCACCAGGCGTGTCGTCAAACTCCTCTACATGACCGCTTTCGGTGTACCGCACATGATTTTTTGGATACTTCGCAGCATATGGAGTAGCAGGTTCGCTCCACTTTGAACCGCCTTGTATGTCGGGAGTGCTTGGAATATTGGCGGTTAATGATCCCGCCTTGTACGCAGCCACAGTAGACTTCATCTGATCTGCGTTATTGTTTCGTGCAAGCCGATTAGTGTCCTGTTCACCAATCACAGACACACCAAGCGGGAACAGGTTTGCGTTGACATCAGAAGGTTTTGCAGGGTAGGTTCCCGCTGGATCATTAAATCCTTTGGATGTGTCTGCCTGCTTGGTGGGGACTCCACCAAACGACCCAATCATCACGGGGTCTTGTGCTTCTTCACCATCGCGGAAAAAGCCAAACACATGGGAACCAACAAGAAGACCCGTGGGTGAGACACCAATTCCCGAAAGAGCGGCAGAAGTCAGTGGCTGCATGGGATACGCCCAAGGCAAAGCACCAGTAGGGAGTTCGCCCTTGTCTTCTCCGTGGAAACCAAAAATGCGGACGCGGCATCGTCCAAGGAACAGCGGATCGGCGTTGTCTTCAACAACACCATGCCACCACACAAATCCTTCTCGTCCTAAGAATCCTCTCATTACACCCCCATGCAGTTCCGTGAAAGTTCAAGTTTACAACTGTATACTTTTGCAAATCTATGTTTGATGCTTGTAACCATATACTCACCACTCAAGTTTGCGTCCTGTTTGTCGTACTGTATATGCGAGTCCGACTGTATTTTTGGAACACTGATATCCACAAGATCGCCCACACGCCGCCTGCTGTCTCCAAATATCTGAATCACGATCTTCTGTGTGAGGAAAGTGTTCATGTGGTACTTGCGCTTCAGAAACAGAGACTCCACCTGTGTGTTGTCAATCAGTGAGTTGGCTGATGTATACGCGGTATATGGGGTAGACGGCAAGTAAACATATGCAGCACCCTTCTTGTATAGTCTGTCCGATTCAGGATCGGATGTGCGGAAATGTGGTTCAGTTCCAAGTTTCTTCATGTCTTGGAATATATCTGCTTCAAAGAATTCAGATACCCGCTGCTCCTTACGCACCAAGTCATGCACAACCAGACGAGATGACACCACGCCGTTCATAATGTTTGCCGCCATATCGAATCTACCCAACTCTTCTAGTTTCTGAATTCGGTGGTATCGGGACGGCAAAACGGTTTGGAATCCCATGTTGTCATTGTCACCTGGTAGTTGTGCCATGTTTGCAGGAGTATAGATGTACTTTGTGACATTTGAACCCCCGTCTTCAATAAGCCTTCCAAGACTCTTGAACTTGTGTCCGTCTAGTGTTTCATAGAACATGAAAGGCGTATAGTCCTTTCCTGTCTTGGAAAAAGCCTTGCCACTCAACCAGTTGATAGCCTTGAAAGGTGTGTATGAATTAGGCAGAACAAACGAGTAGTTGTCCGCCGTCTTCTCGATTTCCAATTTGTCTTTCCATACCGATTGAGGAAAGTGTTTTGCAAATATAGTCTCTACCATTTTAGATACAGTACCACGAACGGAATATCCACACACTTCAGAGAAGTTAAAATATCCGCCCTCACTCATCAGATGCAGCACATACTGCTGTGTTTTTCCTGTGTCTGAAATCTCATGGGTGTCCAACTTGTAGACACGAAACACCAACTCTACGGGCTTTAGTGCATTGATGTCTGACTTGAAGGTGAGTTCAATCTTTTCCTGTCCACTGATGGGAAACCGCTCGGGAAAGTTGAAAGCGTCTTCGATATGCAGTTTAGCCGTGATGTACGGAGAGAACAGGTCTTCATAAATTTCAATGTAGCGATACAGATTAGAGAGATCAACACTGCTTCCATTGACCATTGAATGGAGAACAAACTTTTCTAGTTTGTAGTCTCCCGCCTTCATGTTGTTGTTTCCGTATCCTGATTCGTCTGCCATCATTAGACCCTCAGCAGAGATTCAAGTTCGTTCAGGGCAGTCTTCTTGAAACGCGGATGCAGAACCTTGATGGTTCGCTTTGCATCATTTTCCGTGAACTCGTAGGTGTAATTAGATACCGCATAGGTGTTTAACTGTGCGCCAGAAATTCCCATGTAACGACCAATATAAGTTTCCCATAAGTCTACAGTTCCCGATCCTGCATATTGTTTACCATCGGTGATTGTTGCGGGATACTCATTTTCCGTATGACCAACCACACCACCCACCACAGAGTAACTGCCTGTCTGCTGACTCAATGGGTCAACAGTGAACTCGGTGGAGGCTCCGCACAGCCCACTTGAATAAGGAATCTGAAAGTGATGCACGGCAGTAAAAGACGGGTCTACACGGTGGACATAAACAGAGTAACTAGTTCCACCAGAGACTCCAATCGTTGCGGCTCCTTCAGCAATATCCTTTCCAAGCACAGTGAGTTTGCAGAGTTCAGGCGAATAGTCCACAATTGCCACCGACTTTCCGCCCTGTGAAAAAGTAGAGCCACTGCCAACTGCGGAGTTGTAAAAGAAAGAATCGGATGTGGTGCTGATGTAGACAGTGTAGCCACCGTATTTCTTTTGAATGTAGTCTTCTAGTGCCAAGCCCGATTTGTACCACCCGTGATACGGATCAATAATGTCGTTTGTTAGTAGAATCAACCAGTGGTACGCAGGATCTCCGTATACGCGCTCTGCGATGTGTTCGGGGCGTTCTCCGTCCTTGATGTTGTACTCCAAAAACGCAGACTCCCCGCTCTTCAAGTCTTCGCTCAACGCAACCCGCCGCAGCAGATTTCGCACATACACATAACGGAAGGCGGTTCCGTCCTTGACAGGATACTGTAGTAGTGGGAATTTAGAAAAGTACATCAGTAGCCCTTATCTATTGCTTCACGGGTCAGCAGTCCCATTTCAGTGAACTGAAGCGAGAAAGTAATTGCCGTTGGAGAATTGTCTTGAAACGAACTGTAGATGGAGTTTGGTGTGTAATCCACAGAAATAGAGGTGAGAGAACAGCGACCAATCTGTGGCAGGTACTCGTTCTCAACGAAACCTGCTTGGTTGGGATCGGGATTGCTGGACAGAAAGCGAATTTCAAATTCACCAGGAACGCGAAGCATGATCTGAACCTTGGATGGATCGTCTGAGCCAGGTTCATTCTCACGACTAGGGTGAGCATGATAGCGGAATGTTTCAATAATATCTCGAATGTATTCCACTTCCGTTTTGCTCTTTGGATAGAACTCCCAACTGAAATTGAAGTTTCTAAAATCCTTTTGCTTGAACATTTTTTCAAGGCGCGGATTGATTATTCGTCCTTGAAGAGCCGCAGCCGCTTGTCCAGTACCAACCATCTCCGAAACTTTGTTGAGTCCTGCCTGTGCAGCCTGCTCGGTGGATGAAATCATACCATTACTCATAAAATCACCAATACCACCAGCAACACTCATACTGGACTCTTCATATTGAAAGGTGTCTTCGTTATTGATTTTTGTGCAGAACGGCAGATAGATGGACACCATCTGATCGTACACTGCTTGATTCTGAAAAGCCTTTGCCCCCTGTTGTGCCGCAACCCCTGCGAGTGCGCCGCCACCACCACCCGCCAATGCTCCAACTACTAAGCCAGGAGGTCCACCAAGAAAAAATCCAGCAATACCACCAATAACAGCACCCACAGAACCAACACTCACAGCAGCACTACCAGCACTAGAATCTGCTATCTGCTCACCGAATCTTCCCTGTACTTGCAGTTTTTCCTGTTCATCCAATCCAACCTTGCCCGTGCCGTTTGATATTTCAGAATTGATATCTGATAGACGAGTCTGATACGACGAAATGGTTTGTTCAAGAATCTGCTTGGCGCGCTGTGGATTGTTGTCCAGCATCTGTGCCAGACTATCGTTCATGCTAGGATCAACCACCTTCAGAGTCTTGTTGCTGTACACGATCTCGTTTAGTGCAGCAATACCCTGATCTGAAAGCGGGCTTCGCATCAGATTTTCTTCTGTGAGATCACCATTCTCAATCAGACTGTGAAGAGTCTGCAAATCACCAATCTTCTTTTCATTCTCCACCTTGGCGTTGTTCAAGGTTTCTTTCATGTCCTTTTGTTCCCACCGCCAGAACACCTTGAACTGCATGACATGAGGAACCTGTCCCGAACCAATTTCAATAGGATATTTCAATAGAGATGGGCGTGAGCGAGAGCCACGCTTGAGTGGGGTGAAGCCCTCAAGATTTCTAGAAATCTGATCCTGAATCTGCTCCGCGAATTGTTCGCTAGAAATTCGTCCTGTGCGATTGCTGGCAACAAACGGCTTTCCGTTGCTTGTTTGTGGCGCAACCTCGGGACTTCGGGCATATTTGTCTGGTACTAACATATGTGGAGGATTCCTTTGGGGGATTGGCTACATATTTATGTATGGCATACAAAGGCATTTTTCAACCACAGAACCCCACCAAATACATAGGCGATCCCACCAAGATCACCTACCGAAGTATGTGGGAACGCAAGTTTATGAAGTACTGCGACAGCAGCGCGAATGTTCTGCGTTGGGCATCCGAAGAAGTGGTGATTCCGTACATGAGTCCCATCGACCACAAGCCCCACCGCTACTTTGTGGACTTCTTGGTTGAGGTACGCACACCAGAGGGCATCAAGACTTGGCTTGTAGAGATCAAACCCAAAAAGCAGTGCCAAGAGCCGCAGAAAAAGAGCAGGATCACTCGTGGGTACATCACCGAAGTCAAGACATGGGTAACCAACAAAGCCAAGTGGGAAGCCGCCAAGCGGGTGTCTGATGCCAAGGGATGGGAATTCAAAATATTGACCGAAGACGATCTGTTCAACAAAAAGCCATGAACGACAACGACAAACACAAGATCGAACTAGAAGAATTGCTAGAGGAAACCACCATCGCATTGGGTGGAACAGACCAGACATATGTGCAGTTCTTGAAAATGTTGAGCAAACAGGATCAGTTGCTGATACCGAACCGCCTAATGCCAGGCTTATTGGTGTTCTTCAAGTACAAACCAATCAGCGAATCTTTTATTGCAAAGGATACATATTATGATTCGTATCCTCTTGTAATGATAACTGATGTCTATAAGGGCGGGTTCGAAGGTATAAACCTGCACTTCTTGAGTCCACAATACAGAAATGCTCTGTTTGATACGATCATGCGCGGACTACCCACAATCAAAGCAAACGAGGAGTGGAAGACGCGGCTGAAAATTGACTATGATCGGCTAGATGCTAGAAAAATATTCAAATACTACAGACCATGCTATCGAAAATATCTATGGAAAGGGATGAAAAAAAGACCAGTGATTGTTCCGTTTCACTTATGGGAAGACATGATTAATGGAAACACGCAGAAATTCGTTGGCGCAAGACCAGTAACCGTATACAGAGACAGCAGAAACGCAGTAATCCGCAGGGGAACATAATGTCGCAGATTCCATCAAGCATAACCGAGATGTTCAGCAGCATATTCTCTAGCGGTCTTGCGTACACCAATCGCTACGAAGTGCTGATCAATTATCCCAATATCTTCAGAACACTGAATTCGGATGCCGCACGACAAATTGCTGTGCGCTGTGATTCCATATCCATTCCTGGACGATCCTTCTCCACCGTGCCGTATAGGTTCTACGGTCCTGCTAGGAATATGCCATATGAGCCAATATACAGCGGAGAACTCACGATGTCAGTGATTCTATCCGAGAGCCTACAGGAGCGTGAGTTCTTTGAGCAGTGGATGAACGGAGTATGCAGTCCGAACGACTACAAGTTCAACTACTATGATCAGTACACTGCTCCACTGACGATCAACATACTAAACAGGGCTAGTCAGATAACATATCAGATTGCAGTGGAAGAAGCATATCCCAAGGCTATGGGTGACATCCAAATCGGATACGACAAAGACAACGAGTTCATGCGACAAGATGTCACCATAGCATTCAGAAAATACCTGCCTGTGCGGCTACCGCCAGTACCACAGGTAAACCAAACTGTTCCTCAATTGCTGCAAGCACCCGCCCTCTCTCCAGAGAGAGCGTTGACCCGAAACACATACGCACGAAACGGTCAATTTTACAATGTATCATCTGACGGAACCGTAAACGGACTATATGCTCCCGATCTTGCAAATGCACTGAGAAACAACCTACCACTGCCTAGATAAATAGATTACACCCTATATTGAAAAGGATCGCCATGAATCAACTGAATCTGACAAACGCAGCGTTACCACAATACAGCATGACTCTGCCCGTATCAGGCATACTGGCAAAATTCAGACCATTTGTCGTCAAGGAAGAAAAAATCCTACTGATGGCAATGCAGTCAAAAAACATCAATCAGATCAACGATGCCATGCGGAATGTGATTCTCGCCTGCACGAACAGCAGCATAGACACCCGCAAACTGTGTGCTGCGGACGCAGAGTACGCTTTCTTGCAGATTCGCTCCAAGTCGGTGGGCGAAGAAGTCAAGCCACAGGTGGTCTGCACCAACTGCGGCAAAGAAACAAGCGTCAAAATAAAACTGGACGAGATCACAATCAAGACCACCGACAAACCCGTGATCGACAGCAACATAAAGATGACAGACGAACTCACCGTGATCATGCGGTATCCGTCCATCCACGACTTTGACTACGACAAAACTGAAGTGGAAATTGCATTTGAACTAGCCAAGCGGTGCATTGAATCGGTTATTCTAAACGAACAGGTGTACCAAGTACAGGACATCAACCCGCAGACTCTATCCGATTTTGTGGACAATATGCTGCCAGATCAGTTTGCTAAAATGTTGGAATTCATACAGAGCGTTCCCGAACTAAAGTATCTGATGAAGTACAACTGCCCCAATTGCAAACAAATAGTAACCGTAGAAATGAATAGCGTATCTGATTTTTTTCAGTAGCCCTCTGTCATAACGACTTGGGGGCGTATTACCAAATGAACTTCAACCTCATGCAGCACCACGGGTATTCCCTTGCCGAATTAGAGGCAATGCTACCTTGGGAACGAGAGGTATACATACAAATGCTTATTTCTCATCTTAAACAAGAGAAGGAAAAAGCAGGCAACAGAAAACCCCTGTGACCCCTTTACCATGACACCGAGGTAGCATCATGGCAAGGAAGAAAAAGGTCAGCGACAAACAATACAGACGAATGAAGTCCCAACGCCAAGAGCGAGGACCAGGTGGTCAATTTGGTGGGCTAAAGCCAGAATTCAGGACTGCATCACCCGCTGCGCCAGAATCAGCCGCCCCACCAACACCAAGTGTAGGGGCTGGTGCGCCTAATGCGGAAGCGGGAGAAAACATTGATCTCCTAACCGCATTGGGTATGCAACAAAAAGAAACGGGATCAGAACCCACTGCCCTTGAAGATTATGTGGTTGGAACATCTCAAAAAGAGGGTGTTCGATCCAAAGTGGAAGCATTCATTGTTGAGAACCGCGAAAAGTTTAACCGAGAAGATCCAGCGGGAGCGGCTGCGTATCAGTTGATGAGAGAAGCCGTTTTGCTTTCGGAAGAATCACTCAGTGCTTCCGTAGATGACGCACAGAAAATCTATGCCCAACTAAAGTTCATAAGAGGAATCGCGGCAAAAACAAAAGGTGAACAGTCTAGTATTGCTAATGAACTAGATGCAATCATCAAGCCTGTCGAAGAACAACTGAAAAAGAGAACATCCTTTTCAGAGTTTATCAAAGATAGGGCAAAGAACTTCAAAAAGACTCTGCCTGAACGGCTCGCTGCAAAAATACCAGTGGTCGGCGGTCTTATTAGTCAATTCCTGAAAGAAAAACGCGAAACAAAAGAAAAGATTGATTGCGAGACTGGGCGTCTACGAGCGAAAATCTCGCGTGGCGAAAATAGAGGATCTGAACTAGACATAAGTGGTACAGACTCAAGAGAACCGCGAAACACACGAACAGGCAGTCCCGAACAGATGGGCGGAACTCGCGCATCTGATATTCCTGGTTTGGGCATCAATGAGCAAGGAAAGGGAGGAACCCGTGTACTGGCTACACTTGATGGAATGTATAAAGAAGTTCGTGAAATACGAAAACTGCTTATCAAGCAGGCTGATGTAAATGAACTTGCTGCTCGTGAGTCTGAACTTGAGGGCGCGGCTGGTTCCGCTATGGGTGGAGGAAATGGTTCTGCTGCTTCCGTATTGAGTGCATTGGGTGGAAAGGGAGGCATCGCGGGGACAGCGGGCGGTGGCGGTGGAGGCGGCATTCTATCAACCATAGGAAACATTGCGGGTATCGGTTCATTTGTGACTAGCGGTGGTATCGGTGCTACGAGGAGACTTGGAACACGAGGACTCACAAAACTACAGAACACATCAGTCTATAAGGCTGTGTCTTCTCCATTCAGAAGAGCCACAGAATCCGTGAGAACTGCTGGCAAAAGCGTCACGGATTTCGGCAGGAATACCGCGAAGCAAATATCCAAAAAGGGTTTT